CAGGAAGACTTAATTTTTCTTGTTTTGTTGGGTCACTTGCTTTAGCCAATGCTTTGTTAATTGTACTTTTGTTGAAATCAAACAATACACGCTGTTTTGCATTTTGAATGCTTTGACCAACTAAAGGAATATTCTCAGCAAATTCCTCAAGTGTCTTAAATTGACCACCAAGGGTTTGACCTGTTGTTGGTGTAATTCCCAGATCACGCATGGTTTTTTCTGCTTTGGAGACTAGTGGGTTAAGAACACGACCCGCACCCGCAACTACCTTTTCACCAACAGGGCCAGTAACTCCACCTAAAACAACTTGCTCTGTTTTTTGCTCACCAAATGTACCTTCGCCAACCACAGGTTGCATAGCGCCACCAACAGCACCAGCAGTTGCCGCCTGACCAACATTAGATAAGCCTCTAGCTCTAGCTAATTGAGCAACACGAGCCGCAGGCACAAGACTAGCAGGATTGAGGATATTGCCACCCAAACGAGCTACATCAAATCCAGATTCACCTTCTTTTTCACGTTGTGCTTGATAACTTTGCTCTTCAGCTTTAGCCATCTCATCTATACGCTTTGCTTCTCTGTAAAGCAGGTCACTCAATGAATTAGGTTTAGTCCCACCTAAACTGGCTACTGCACCTAAAGCACGAGGAATCATCTGTGCGCCTGCGGTAATAGGGTCTTTTAAACCCATTAAGAACCCAGATGAAGGAGCTTTTGCTTGAGGAGCATTGCCAGCAATAGCTTGCTCTATTTCAGCATCAGACATTCCATCTGGAAACTCAACGACATCTTTTCCTACTTGAACATAGATAGCCATATCAATCCCCTTTTATGTTCTCAATTTTGCCAGTTTGTGGGTTTAAACGTTTTGTTGGCGTTTGTGTTGGTGCGACTACTGGACTAATTGGTAGTTTAGTACCACCTTCAGCAGCTTGTGTTTGTAAAGCCAAACGTTTGATGTTGTTTTGCACTTTCTTTTCTGCGCTCTTTAGAATACGCTTCATTGACTCAGGTTCAAGTCTTTGATTTCCTGCAACAACGTTTTGCAAGTATTTAAGTTCTTCATTAGAGTCATTACCACCAAACTGTACCAAACGAGGAATAACAATTTCACCAATGTTTGCCATGAATACTTCAGTATTTTGTACTTTTTGTGGGCTACCAATACCAGTATATTTAGCTATGAATTGTCTTTCAGGGCCAATAGCCCCACCATATATTCCTTGATCTAACAAGTTAATGGCATCTGTATACGCAGTTTGTAATGAGAATTGATTTTCAATATTGGCTACGTTTTCACCAACAATTTTTCCTGCGGCTTTGGCTGCCGCACCAGTATCAACATTGATGCCACCAATAGTGACATTGCCAGTGCCTTTCCCAACACCCTCAACCTTCTTAGTTGCGTATTCAAGCATACGTTTTTGGAAAGGTTCAGTGCCTGGTTTCAGACCCGCATCAATCAAGGTTTTAGCAAACTCAGAGTATTTCTGTGTATCAGGGCCTTTATAGATTTCTACACCAGTAGTTGCATCTACCAAAGCATTACCAACAACAACAGTCCTTTTAGATTTATCATCTAACTTTTCTAATTCGGCTAATTGCGTTGTAAGTATGCGACTCGCACGAGTATTCTCTGGCGTAGGCTCTTGCATCCGAAGTTGGTCGATTTGATCTGTAATACGAGCTTTCTCATTAGCAATCACAATTTCTTTTGGAACTGCTTGCTGACGTTCACGAGTAGCCGCAGCCGTACGTTGTTGAATCAAAGCCATCTCACTCTGCGCTTGGCGAGCATATTGAGCCAAAGCCATAGCACCTTGTTGGTCGCCAGCTTGTGCCAACATCTGAGCGCCTTTTAAGATTGACTCAGGATTAGTTTGGTCTATCTGTTTAGCAATAGCATTTCTAGTGCTAATCAACTGTAACTGTGGGTCTTGAACACCCAAAGCACCGCCAATTGCATCCCCTAGACCTCTAGCACCTGCATACGTCATTGCCGCACCACGAGCCGCAGGGTCTAGTTGGGCTAGTCTAATGCCTTCAGCCAAACTACTTGTTCTTTTTTGCTCACCATACATTTCGGGAGTTAGACCGAAAAGACTTGCTACGATATCTGCCATGATGAATCCTTATGAAAATAAGCCAACCAGAGCTTTTGCAGCGGCTTCTGTAAGAACGGGAGAGGATGCCGCACCACTTAACAATGATGCGTAAGGATTGTTTGTTGCCGCAGGGCCAGTAGCCAATGCCACGCTTTGACCAGCACCCTGTAGCCCAAGTCGACCAACATCGAATCCAGTGGTTGCTCCGATCTTTCCTAAATCAACGCCCATTTGGAAAGGTTGTTGTGCAGCACTTTCAAGTCCTGTAACCTGTCCCATAGCAGTCGTATAAGGTGCGTAAGCCCCTTGTTGACCCGCATAGTATTGACCTAATGTTTGAGCGCCAGTACCAAGCAATCCCGCACCAAACTGGACTTGTTGTTGACCATACTGTTGAGCATTAGCCGCCAATTGTGCCTCTTGTTGCGCTCTAGCGTTAAACAATGCTTGTAACTCAGGAGTTGTAGCACCCAAAGCACCACCTTGAGCGACAGAAAGGCCGCCACGACCTTGTTGTTGGAGTCTGTTTTGCAAGTTAGCAAGTTCAGTCTCACGACCAGGTTGCAACAAAGCCATCTGTTGATTGAGATAGTTCTGTGCAACATCTTGAGGGTTCTGAGCCAAATACTGATTGCCCAAGCCAAACAAACTTTGTGCGCCTGTTTGTAGAGGAGCAAATGCTTGTTGTGCGCCTTCTGCTTGTTGAATACCAGACTCAGCAAGTCTTACAAACCTATCTTGAGCCGCTTTAGCTTCAGGGCTTAATGTGTATCCTGCGCTTGTTAATCGACCTGTTACTGGATCAACCGCAAACTGCGAAGAGCCAAATCTAGTAGTCATGCCAACAGGTCGGAACTGAGCCGCTTGCTTGGCAGCAGCAGTCTCTCTGTCAATCATGGCTTGCGCTTTGACAGCCGCTTCTTTAGACGTTTGTTGTTGCAGAAGACCACCAGCGGTTTGTGCAGTAGTTGCCAATAAAGCGGCAATTTGAGCTGTTGTTAAACCTGCTTTTACCAAGTCTGTAACTGGAGGAATAACAGGAGGGATAACTGTCGGAGGAACAACGGGTGGTACTACAGGCGGCACTACAGGTGGAACAATGGGTGGTACAACAGTAGGAGTTAGCAAGCCAGGTATAGTTGCTGGTGGTGTCCCTGCTAAAGCACCGCCTCCTATAGCTAAATCTTGAGCAGTTAATGCCGCAATTTGAGCCGCAGTCAATGGTGCAAAAGCTCCTAAACCTCCACCACCAATGGCTAAATCTTGTGCTGTTAAAGCCGCAATTTCTGATGCAGTCATTCCTGCTGTACCAGCCGCTGTAGCCGCACCCGCATTCAATAAAGTTGGCAATCCAAAGAGTACAGCCGCACCTAGTGCAAATTCTTTTAGACCACTTTTAACTTCTTGTTGAGTACCAGTTTTCTCTACTTCACCAGTAGGTGTATATTGGGTATACGATCCACCAGCCCTGTTATCAGTAGCTTTGTAGGTAATAACATTCTCAAGTCCACCAACTTGCTGATCCATGCCAGAACCAGTAGTTTGATATACAGGCTGAACAATGGTGTCGCCAAGAGTTACTGTTTGATTGGGAGGAATAACTGCACCCGCACGTGACACAACATCCCCAACAGGTATTCCAAATGTAGAGGAAACCTGTTCAGGACTAATGCCTCTTGTTTCCATCAAGGTAACAATCTGCGAATCCGACATATTCGGATTAGTAAGAAAGATGTTAAATAACTCTTGATTAGTTACAGCCATGATTGCTCCTTATTGTGGCTCAACAGGCCAAGTAATAGTCCAAGGGAAACCACTTTGCAAAGGAACATCTCTCAATGCTTGGCAGTAGTCTTTCCACTCTTGTGATGGAGTCATATCGCTACGAAATCTCCAATCAGTTTCTGTTAGTTTATCATCACGGCTCTGACGAACACTCTTAGCCTGTTCAGCATCCTTCTGAGCCTTGTAAGCAGTCTCATGTTCAATAGCAGATGTGACATTGCCCGTCTCATCTGTAGTATCGGCAAACACAGGGCCAAGCACATACTTTGTGTACCACTTGCCATCAATCTGCTCAACGCCAGAGGCTTGAGAGTATTGGTAAACAGTTCCACCAGTAGCTTGTGGGCCTTCAAAGACTACTTCAGCACCCAAAGCAGTTAAGACTTCAGTTGTTGTTATGTCCCATGATGGGCCACCATTGGCTTTTGTGTATGCACGAAATTCTGCTTCGTACATTACTTGCCCATTATTTGTTCTGATTTGCATTATTTGCTCCTACAATTGTTTCCATGCCAGCGTAAGTGGTTTCCTTTTGAGGCTTCCTTACCGCAATGCTCACAAGCAATAGTAGGGAATTTCTTTCCTCTCATAGGGCTAATCTTGCCTTGCATAGGGTTTGGATTGTTTTCCCTATATTCAGCCATCTTGTCATGCCATGATTGTGGTCTAGCTTTACCAGACCTTTTATCTGACATTTTCTTTTTAGTTTCATCACTAGCTTTTAAACCAGTTTTACCTATTGCAATCTTTTGCTTATGTTGCTCAGAAAATTCACGACCTTTAAAAGCAACGCTTAATTTCTTTTTGGTTTCTTCTGACCTTGTAAAACAACCTAGTTTATTGTTTGGCAAGAATCCACCAGCAGACAGTTTGTGATGGTTAAACAATCTTTCATTGCCCCAAACAGTCTCAAGAATAAAGCCTTCTAATTCTTCTAACTTATCTGGAGTTTCTTCCCAAATCATCTTGAACTCAAACGATTGCTCACCATGTTTATTCCATGAATGTTGCAAACGCTTGTTAACATGAACACCACGCTTTAATTGATGCTTGTGATGGCTCAACCTATCCGCTACATCAACAGAGCGACCAAAATATATGCCATTACTGACAATATTCTTAATATGATAGATTCCGCTTTTCATGTCTAGGCAATCGCCAAAAAGATAAAACTACCGCCATTTTCGTTGATTTCTGATGGGGCTGTTGAACTAATTTCAAAACCTGCCGAATAAGTATCAATGTAATCTGTGTTGGTAACTTCAGCTGCTGTAGAGTTCAATAAAAGGTAGGGATCATTTCCTGACACAATACCCCTAGCACTATCCCAGACGTACCACGACCCTGTACCGCTTGTTTTCTTAATGAGGACGAATCTCGCCCCTGCTGTAAATCCACAATCAATTTGAAGTGTAGTTCCTGTTCCTGTGTATGAGCCTACTTTGGAAACACCAGCACAAGTGGCAAATAGGTATGCTACGTAAGTATTGGCAGAATCATTGTAAAATGAAGAGCCACCACTTATTGTGAATGAACTTGCGGTAAAACTAGTAACCTGAGTGTCTCCACCCTTAGCGCTTGTGGTGTTAAGCGCAAGGTCAAAGTTAGCTAATGCAGAGGGTAGGCGAACCTTCCAATTTACAGATGAACCTCGGTTTTTAAATATTAGAAGTTCTGGCACAGCTTGCAAGTTGTGTGTCACAGTTCTTGTGCTTCCCGTCCCTGTATAGCAAACCTCATCAAAGAAGCTAGGGGCACGTTTGAACATCCACGACAGTCTGTCAGTGCTGGCTCCAGAATTGTTGTAATAACCTTCCTGAAAATCATATTGCGCCAAAGTGGATGCGCTTGCTTCGGCCGCAGTTGAATTAGTAAGAAGGTATTTTCCTTGCAACAGACGTGACGAATTGTACCTATCGCTTATTCCTGACCTTTCCGTATATATTGCCATATCAACAGGGAATCCAGCATCAAACCAAGGCGTTGTCGCTGTTGCAAAACCTGCTGTGTAAACACTAGTCCCACTCGTAGGCACTTTCATCGGGCCTCTGCGAATGGCTATGTAGATAAAGTTTACGTTCTGGCCGACTGCTGGGCCGCTTACCTCAAAACCGGTTGCGTTGGGGATGTAAAACTGACCAAGATCGCGCTCTGCACCCGAAGTGTTTGCCTCAAGGTCGCGAGTATTACCGCTTACAGGCATCCCCCTCATGTTGTCTGCGATAGACCAGCCATATTGCGCGGTGTTTTTCCACAAAATCCACTGTGGCTCATAGCCCAAGTTCACCTGAAGATTGCCGCTTGATGGCGTAGTACCAGACCCACACGAAATCACATTGTCTGTACCAGTTAGGCCAAAGCCTCCTGCGTCATGGGCGAATAGGTAGGCAACGTAGGTTCCGCCAGATGCGTTAAGTGCAGCGCCGCTGCTGACTTGAAAAGTCGTCGATGTCGGAGCTGAATCATTCCAAGCACTAGATGCGTTTTGCGCGGCAGTGGTGTTTAGAAACAGCGTGTAGCTGTAAGGGTCATTAACCGTTCCCAAACTTCTGTGATAAACAGTCCAATCGCTTGTTGTATTGGTTCGCTTAACAATAATGCAACCCGGAACAGAACCAAGACTGTGAGAAATGTTGCGACCATTTACCCCGTTGCCGCTCCACGTCACAACATCAAAGAACTTTGGTTGCTTGCGGAATGTCCATGAGGCGTATGTGGCTGCATTTTCATTAACCGCTGTAGAAGCACCAACAGAAAAACCAGAAGATGTAAATGCAGTTAATACTGAAGCATTAGTATCTTCAGCCGCAGTTGAGTTTGTAGCTAAAAACTTACTAGCTCCACGGGTAGTGTCATTAACCCTATGTCCATATGCGGTGCTTCGGCATTTAATCCATGTCATAGCCCCTTTGCCAGACTCATCAATGCCATTGGTAATTGTCTGTGTAGAGCCGTTGCCTGTGTAAAGGTATGTGCTAAACACGTCCTCAATATACTGAGGAACAGCAGCCGCACCACCACCAAAGGCATCGTAACTAGCCGCACCAGAAGTTGCTTGTAATGGCATTAAAATCTCCAACCTTTGCTCAGATTGTCGTGAGCAGTTATTACTTGTAAATTCCAAGGAACGTGCATACCCGCTACGCCTTTGCCGTTAATTGGGACAATATGGTCAACATGGTGTTTTATACCAGTTTGGATATATCTTGCTTCAGAAACATCGTACATCTCTTGAATCATAGCTTTATCAATGGCTGTTAACCAAGATGGTGTGGCTGACTCTTGAGCCGCCCTACGCCTTGCTCTAGCCGCAACATAACGTTCTTTGTTGGCCTTGTAAAAGTTGCTTGAATACTCAGGGTTACGCTCAAGCCAAGCCTTAACTGCTTTTTGTCCATAGGCTCTGATTTTCTCAGGATTAGCTTTTGCCCATTCTTTAGCCAATGCTTTAATTTTCTCAGGATTGTCTTTGCGATATTGTTTGGCATAAGCATTTCGCTTTTCCTTGTTTTTATCGCTATATCTTTTGTCAGCAGCATGAGCTTTTTCTGGGTTTTTAATCCTCCACTCACGCAAATACTCACGAGTCTTCTTTCTGCTCTCGTCAATGTTTGCAAGTCTTCTGTCGTTCTGCGCTTTGACACGGCACTTTCTGCAAGTACCATAGTGCTTGTTCCTACGCTTATCCATTTGGAATTCATCCAAAGGTTTGTCAACATTACATCTTTTGCAGATACACATGATTAGGCTTTGAACTGAGTTACAGAGGCAAGAACTGTAAATGTACCAGACGAAACTTTGATAATCAAATAACGATAAGAATCAATGCCACTTGCATTTCCCGCAGTAGGCGCACCACCTAACCAACGTGTAGTCACACCAGATGTAGTGCCATCAACTTGCACAGCAGAGTTGTAATAAGCAGTAGAGCCTTGAGTAACCAAGAAAGCCACAGTCATTGATTGACCTGTACTCATCAAAGTATCCAGTGAAGTACCGCTAGAGCCTCTAAAGTTAACTGTCCAGTTAGCAGAAGCGTTACTTGTGTAGTACAGAACAGACTGAGTTGTAATGTCGTAAGCAATCGTTCCAGTAGCTGCCGTTGCAGATACTGTTGCTACCTCTGCTGCATCGTTTAGGACAATGGCTTGGGCTGAGGAAGTTCCTGAGAATGTCTGTGTGCCAGTAAAGGTGTTGGCAACATTGACAACAGCAATATTAGCCCCTGCCAAAGTAGATGCACCTGTACCACCATTAGCAATAGGAAGTGTTCCCGTTACACCAGTAGAGAGAGGAAGACCTGTAGCATTGGTTAAAGTACCACTAGCAGGAGTACCCAATACTGGAGCAGTCATTATTGGTGCTGTCAGAGTCTTGTTTGTCAGGGTTTCAGTACCTGTCAAGGTAGCAAAGCCAGAGGCAGTAAATGCCGCCTGAGTCCATGCCGATCCTGACCACACAAATAGTTGACTTGTGGTTGTATTGAAATACAAAGCACCTGTTAATAAAGCATCGCCATCGTTGTCAACAGTAGGAGCAGAAGACTTAGCACCTAAGTATCTGTCATCAAAAGAGTCAAAACTAGCCGCTGCATTGGTAGCTGATGTAGACGCATTGCTTGCACTTGTGGAAGCGTTAGAGGCACTTGTTGCCGCATTAGAAGCAGATGTAGCCGCATTAGAAGCCGAGGTAGCCGCAGCAGTAGTCGAGCCAAAGATCGAATCTATTTCAGTTTTGGTATAAGCATTTGTGATGTTATAGCCAGCAATCGTTGTCGGATTAGTTCCTGCTGTGATACGTCCATACACATCGGTTGTAACAGACTGATAAGTTCCTGCTGAAACTCCAGAAGTTGCCAAGTCAATCTCATCTGCACCAACAACAAGACGGGTATTTGATGCTGACTGAACATTTAAGGTGTTGCCAGACTTGACCATACCTGCACCAGCCGTAATCTGACCCGCACCTGAGAACTGCGCCCATGTAATCGATGTGCTTCCCAATGTCCCACCTGCATCTATTGTGCAGATAAAGCCTGAGTCAGCGTTTTCAGTACCTTTTTCAACAAAGGTAAAGGCCGCCACCAACTCAGCATAAGTATCTGCATCTGTTGTGCGAGTCCATGAACCTGTGGCACACAAGTAAATACCATTAGCAGAAGCAGTAGATTGGTCTTTAACCAAAACCCGATCACCCGCAACAATCGAAATGCCATCAATGGTTTGTGCGCCAGACAAAGTGATGTTTGCAGTAGTAGCCGCAACCACAGAGGCTTTTGCATCAATACCTTGGGCTAGTGCATCCACATAACCCTTGGTAGCCGCATCAGAATCGTTTGTAGGGCTTGCCAAACCAGTAATGGTTGCCGATGTACTGCTATCCATGTCCAATGCGCCAGAGATGGTCACATTGTTGAATGTAGAAGTACCAGAAGCAGCAGTTACATTGCCCGTCACATTACCTGTAATGTTGCCAGTGACGTTACCCGTGACATTTCCTGTCAAATTACCCGTCACATTACCTGTGACTGCACCTGTCAATGGGCCACTAAAGCCTGTATTTGCAGTGATGTTTGTGCCAGTAATAGCAAGTGGAGATGAACCACCAATTACCGCACCATTGATTGTTCCTGCGCTAATAGCGGCAGAAGCAATCGTAGCGGCAGTGCTAACAGTAAGGTTAGTAAATGTTCCTGCTGCGGCAGTAGTTCCACCGATAACCGCACCATTTATCGTACCGCCAGTAATCGTGGCAGAGGAGTTGTCAGTCTTTGTTGCTATAGCAGTAGCAATGTTATTGAACTCTGTGTCAATCTCAGTACCTTTAACAATCTTTAAAGGATTGCCAGGCGAGAGATTATCTTTGGTTGCAAAGTTAGTGGATTTTGAATAATTAGACATGGTTTATCCTATCTTGCCTTCTTTGGCTTGAAGTTCAATTTTCTGAATTGACAACTGAGTGCCATTGATAGTGGCTTCGTAACCAGTTTGTACGATTTTACCTGCACTTGAAGCATTACTTGTTAGTGCTTTAATTGGAATGCCACTTGAGTAGTCTGCAACCGCATACTCGCCAACCCCATACTCAAAATAGCCTTGAGGTGGAATAAAGACGTTCTCAGACTGATAAGCACCCGAATAGTCAAAAGCCCACTTGATTGTGAGGAACTGGTTAGAACCACCAATAACCACAGCAGTAATAGACTTCAGAATGGAAATCTGATTAGGATTGCCTAAGTCAGCATTGTTTGTGTAGTACAAGAAACGATAAGTAGAGGCGTCATCAAGATAACCACCATACTTACCAATGTAACCATTCTTGCCAATGTACAAGTCGCCATTACGCAACGATCTTAGTGCGGTTGGTGAAATACTATCCCATTTGGTTACACGGGAAGCACCATCTTGCAAAGATTGCTTAGTATCAAAACAATAAACTTGCAAAGTAGCTGGCAGAACAAGCAGATAAAAAGCATTCTTCTCTGAATAAACAGATTTGACGTTTGCTAGTGTTTCTCCAGACAAGGAAGATTCCAAATCAAATCGAACATTCTTAGAAAGGTCTCGCAATGGAGCAGACTTCTCTTGGATTGTCCTCATCAGTGAACGAACACCTGAGTCTGACAAGAAAATCACATCAGAACCAACGCTTTGAATCGTATCTCTAGCAATACATCCAATAGAGCCAATTGTGTCGCTCAGAACTAAAGAAGCGGGTGTAGAAGCACCAGAATATACAAGAATCTGTCGTTTACCAAAGATAAATAAGAAATCATTGTGCGCTGCCAAACCCATGACTTCATCAGCACCATTAGGCCATACACGGGATACATCTAATGAACCAGAAGTACCACCACCCCACACATGACCTGCAATCAGATCAGAGAAGGTAACAGTTACTTTGTCTGTAGATGTATTAGCCACCCACAAACGACCAAATGCTGAAATAGCAATGTTTGCTTGGGGAACTGTAGCAACATAACCAGACTTCTCTGAGACTCTGCGATAAGTTGTGGTACTTACGGCAGGGTCATAAATCAAAGGATCGTGACCAGTTTGGAAGAAGTATGCAATGCCATTCAAGGATGCAGTTTGCCAGTTAGATGCCGTGATAGTAGGAGCAGTACCGCCACCACCATAGGTCAACTCAGTCACCGCATTAGCAGTACCAAGTTTGAATATCTTGTTGTTGCCAGCAAACAGAACTGTAAGAGTTCCGTCAGTCTGGACTAATTCATGGATCACACCAACGTCATTAGCACCTAGATTGCCAGAGGAGGAGTTAACCCTTGACCAACCTTTTCTAGCACCAATACGACCATACTGATCCAAGATGCAGTTAGTTGCAACCAAGGCAAAGCCAGACCCCAAATCAAGGGGCGAATCTTCAGTATTCAGACCATAAAAGCCTGGCGCTGAGAGACTATAACTTTGGAGTGCTGATGCCATTAGACCGCCACAAAGTTGTCTTCAGGATAACGAGTGCTTTCCAATGCAATAGCATCAGAGAGCATTCCTCTGAACAAAGCATAAGCCTCATTAGAGTTTGTTCCACCATCTTCACCACGCTCAATCAAAGCACGAGCATAGGCACTTTGAGCAACCAAGTAGTCCAAGACCTTCACAGAAGTACCATCAGCAGACAAATTAGCCTGTGGAACAGTTACATCAAACTTAAGTGTATATACGCCATTAGGAACAGGGAACAAATCAATCTTTGTATCGCCATTGCCATCTACACCACTAAAGCAAAACTCTGAAGGAATAGACTGTGAAGGTGTACCAAAGTTGAGCTTGCGGTTCATATCCGCAACAGCAATGTTGTCTAAAGTAATAACACTTGTAGTGTTTATAGCGTCATTGATACGGAACTTCTGACCTGCACCTGTCAAAGCATAGGAACTTGTGCCAGAAGCAGTAGTCACTGTAATTGTCTGAGATAGTACATTCCATGAATAACTATCTTCAATCTGACGTTTGCCATCATTGACAAACTTGCCAATCAAAGCAGAATAAGCGGTTTCGCCAACAGTAGATACTGTGCTTTCACGCAAGCGAACTAACACATCGTTAACAAGTTCTAAGTAGGTCATGTTCGTTGCGCTCCTGATACTTCAAATGTGGCAATAAAACTGAATGTACTTGCACTTTGAGTAGTAATTTCAATTCTATCGCCTTCTTCTAAAACGATATAAGCATTGCCATCAAACTGAA